CTATTCACCATCGCGCTTTGCCTTTCTCTTGGTCGATTTTTTTACGGTGCCCACCTGGACGTTGTGGGAGCCGCCGACAACGACCTGCGAATGATTTCCTGTGCCACCGAGATGCGGCTGCACCGACAGCCCTGCGACTGCGCCAACAGCGGCCGCTTTGCCACGAGTGTCAAGCGCGCGATACGCGGCGAGCAGCGCGGCTTCGTCTGGCGCCAAAGCGCCGCCCCGTTCGCCAGTGAGCACGTATGACACGTCAACGCCAGCTAGCGCGATGGCAGAAAGATAAGCAGCGTCCGGCGAACGCTCGCCCTTTTCGTAGTTGAGCTGCGCCAGTTTTCCGACGCCTCCCTCCGCCCCAAACCGCTCTTGTGTAAGGCCAAGGCGCTTGCGCTCCTCGCGGAGTCTTTCGGCTATTTGTCGAGTATTCATTTGAAGACCAATTTGACACAAATTGACTTCATGGATATTCGTTTGATTACTAGAATGCTCATGTTATGCAAGATTCTCTTTCACGAGTATATCCGCCATGCCCCGTGGAAATGTCGCGAAACGTCGCGCGCCAATTGGCGTCGTGACTGACAAGCCCATCTATATCCGCCTACGGCCAGAGGAGCTTGAAAAGTTCAAAGCCCGCGCCGTCACTGAAGGCCGGTCACTCGGCAACATGGGCCGCGTCCTGATCCTCAGCGCCCTGGCTCAACCGAGCCCAAACAAGCTTAAGCAAGACGTGCCCCAACGGCACGCAACATCCGTTGTGGAGGATTGACCATGCACACCCAACACCGAATCGAACACGCCTTGCGGCGCAAGCTCTCTGGCCCATCGCGGCAAGACGTGCAGCAGACTATGGGCTGGGACAAAGGCGCCATGAGCCGCTTCCTGAGCGGCGAACAAGGCGTGCTGATCGACAAGCTGGATACGCTCGTTGGCGTCTGCGGCTACGTGCTTGTTACGCGCAAGTACATGGATGCCGTTGCCACGCTGGGCGAGGTCGGCATGTTCTGCGAGTGCGCGCGCGAGGGCCTTGGCGAATGCGGTCGCCCGCAAGGGGGCACGAAATGAAACACCTCTGCCCCCACTGCGGCACCCGCCTGCATATCCGCACCAGCCGCGCCGTTTCTCTCACGTCGCGCGAGCTTTACGTGCGCTGCCCTGAAGAGCATTGCGCTTATACCGGCAAGGCCATCTTGTCGATCATCAGCACCATCGCGCCCAGCATCAACCCCAACCCGCTGGCCTACCTGCCCGTTGGCCGCACGCGTGTGCTGCCCAACGGCACCGGCCAATTGAGCCTGCTGCCCGAATAGGCGCCAGCGGCTTCAGTTACCCCCTTCCCCTCGCATCCGTTTTGGCACGCTCCCCGTCCGGGGTGCGGGGGGCTTTTTTTGCCCATTTTTTTCGAGGCCCGTATGCAAACCAACGCTGTTCTGACCTTTGAGAACGTCGACTTCGATGTGGTCGACATCCACAACACCCCGTGGCTAAGGGGCTTGCAAGTTGCAAGTGCCTTGGGCTACCGAAACCCAACGTCGGACATCCAGAACCTGTACGCCCGTAGCGCTGACGAGTTCACAGATGAAATGACGCAGGTCGTCGAGCTGGATACCGCTGGCGGCCGTCAGCAAGTTCGCATCTTCAGCCCGCGCGGCTGCTACCTGCTCGGCATGCTGGCGCGCACCGAGCGCGCCAAGGCGTTCCGCCGCTGGGTGCTCGACGTGCTGGAAGGCCGCCTGGTGCCGCAAGAGACTGGCCGCATGACCGTGCCGCAGCGGCTGGCAGCGCTGCGCTATCGCGGCACCCTGGCCAAAGAGCTGGCCAACGCCCGTACGGCTTCGCTCGCGGTTGAGCTGTACGCCAACTTGCAGCACGTCTCCCGGCTGCTGGGCATGCAAACGCAGCCCATTGGCGTGCTCGCGCCAGTGGCGCGCCAGAACAGCCTGCAGGGCATTGCTTAAGGGGGCCGGCATGAAAACCTACCTCGTCCGCGTCGCCGCCGGCGGCCATCGCCTGTCCTTCCACACCATCGCCGCATCGAGCACGGATGCACTCATGACCGTGTTGCGCACGGCTGAAGCACTCGGCCTGGCCGCACGCGCCGGCTCGGCCCGCCTGGTCGGGAGGCCCGCATGAACGTCCTGCAGCTCGTTGCCATGTTCGCTACCCTCGCCGTGCAGGCCGCTACCGTGGGCTTCCTGTTCGCCTGGCGCAGCAAGAACGACCCGACCGTCAACGGATACACGGTGCAGCCGAAGCCCTTCAACGGGCTTGCTCGGGTGCTGCTGTGGCTTGCTGTGGTGTGCATCGGCGGCGCGTTTGTCGTCGCGGGTCTGATGGCCTACGGCGTCTTTGCGGAGGCCGCGTAATGCTCGCCCTCGTCAATCTCTGGATGCTGCTCACGGCTTTCGTTTCCGTGGCGCTGCTCAACTACAGCCCGCGCACGCAGCGCTGGGGCGCTGTCGTCGGCCTGCTCGGCCAGCCTGCGTGGCTTTACCTCACGCACATCACGGGCGAGGCCGGCATGTTCACTGCGTCGGTGTTCTTTGTCGTCTGCTACGGGCGCGGCGTGTGGCTCGGCTTCTTCTGCAGGAGCGCCCGCCATGCCTGAGCCGGTCGTGACCGATGTGGACGTGCGCCGGATGCACCGCTTCCTGCGTCTGACCACCCCTTACGACGCCATGCCGCCGCCGCTGCGCGCCGCTGTCACCGCCGCCGCAAAGGCGATGGCAACGGTGCGCGAGCGCCGCCGCGCCAACCGATCCACCGTCGACCTCAAACGCCGCGCCGCCGGCGACGTCGACGATTGACCCATCCCCCTGATCGCAATGAACCTCGACCTCTCCTCCGCCCTTGCGTCGCGCCTGGTGCACGACTACGGCTTCAAGGAACGATCGAACAAGCTGGAGAACGGCACGTGTCCCTCGTGCGGCAAGCGCTCGCTGTGGGCCTTTGCAGATGCGCCCTGGGTCGTGCGCTGCAACCGGCTGAACAACTGCGCGGCTGAATTCCACGCCAAAGAGCTGTACCCCGATCTCTTCGCCTCCTGGAGCGACCGCTACGTCAAAACACCGGAAGCGCCCCACGCTGCAGCCGATGCCTACATGCGCGACGCACGCGGCTTTGACCTGGCGCGCATCGCCGGCTGGTACACGCAAGAGAGCTACTACAGCCACGAGCTGAAGATTGGCAGCGCAACCGTCCGATTCCCTTTGAGCGAAGGCCGCTACTGGGAACGCATCATCGACCAGCCCGAGCGCTTTGGGGACCGCAAGGCCACCTTCAGCGGGTCATACGCGGGCACCTGGTGGCAACCGCCCACCCTGCCGGCCCAGCCAAAGGAGTTGTGGCTGGTAGAGGGCATCTTTGATGCCATCGCCCTGCTGCATCACGACGTAGCCGCTGTCGCCACGTTCTCCTGCTCGCACTACCCGACCGCCGCACTGGCCGCGTTGGCCGAACAATGCGCCGCCGGTGGCCACCGGCGCCCGCACTTGGTGTTCGCCCTGGACAACGACGCCGCCGGCCGCCGCTACGCGCTCAAGCACATCGAGCGCGCGCAGAACGATGGCTGGTCAGCATCCGCCGCGCTGCCCAAGCAGACCGGCCGGGCAAAGCTCGACTGGAACGAGCTGCACATGCGCGACCGCCTGTCGGCCGAAGACCTGAAGGAATACCGCTACCTGGGCGACCTGTTCACCGCGCCCACGCCGTCAGACAAGGCGCGGCTAATGTACAACCGCACCGGCGACGCGCAGTTCCCATTCGAGCACCGCAGCCGCCTCTACTGGTTCAAGCTGGAGCTGGACGCCTTCCAGCGCGAGACAACGGCCGTGCGCGAGGCCAACATCTGCGAGAACGACGAGCAGATACGCGAGCAGGCGCTGCTGCGCGCCGGCGTCGTGCAGCCCATCGCCAACTGCCTGCCCACGGCGCTCTACTACCAGGCCAGCCCGCAGACGGACGAGTCCTGGTACTACTTCCGCGTCGCCTTCCCGCACGATGGCCAGCCCATCAAGGCCACCTTCACCAGCGCGCAAATCGCCAGCAGCAGCGAGTTCAAGAAGCGCCTGCTGGGCGTTGCGCCGGGCGCCATGTACACCGGCAGCGGTCACCAGCTCGACGGCTATCTCGCGCGCCAGCTCGCCCGCATCCCAACCGTGCAGACCATCGACTTTGTGGGCTACACCAAGGAACACGGCTGCTACGTCTACGGCGACGTGGCGGTCAAAGGCGGCAAGCTCTTCCGTTTGAACGACGAAGACTTCTTCGACATTGGCAAGCTTTCCATCAAGACCATCAGCCAAGCCGCAACGCTGTCGCTCTCTACCGACGTGCAGGGCATGCAGACGACCTGGCTGCCGCTGCTCTGGCAGGCCTTCGGCGCCAAGGGCCTGGCCGCGCTGGCGTTCTGGTTCGGCAGCCTGTTCGCAGAACAGATCCGCCAGGAGCACAAGAGCTACCCGTTCCTGGAGCTTGTGGGCGAGCCCGGCGCCGGCAAAACGACGCTCATTGAATTCCTCTGGAAGCTCTGCGGCCGGCGCGACTACGAAGGCTTTGACCCGAGCAAGTCATCGCTCGCGGCCCGGGCCCGAAACTTCGCCCAGGTGGCCAACCTGCCCGTCGTGCTCATCGAGGGCGACCGCGGCGACGAAGGTGCCAAGCAACGCGGCTTCGATTGGGACGAGCTGAAGACCGCCTACAACGGCCGCAGCACCCGCGCGCGCGGCATGAAGAACGGTGGCAACGAGACGTACGAACCGCCCTTCCGTGGCGCCATCGTCATCAGCCAAAACGCGGAAGTCAGCGCCAGCGACGCCGTGCTGCAGCGGATCGTCCACATCTACTGCGACCGCTCGGCGCAGACCTCAGCCACGCGCGCCGCAGCCGAAGCGCTCGAGCGCATCCCCGTAGAGGATGTGTCCGCATTCCTGCTCGCCACCGTCATGGCCGAGTCCAAAGTGCTGGAAACCTTCGCCGCCCGCGTGTCGGTCCACGAACAGGCGTTGATGGCACGCCCCGACATCAAGACCGTGCGTATCGCCAAGAACCACGCGCAAATCATGGCCATGGTCGACAGCATGCGCCACGTGCTGCCGCTCACCGACGAGCAGCACGCCGCCGCCCTGAACGAGCTGGGCCGCATGGCCGCAGCGCGCCAGCAGGCGATCAGCGCAGATCACAAGCACGTGCAGCAGTTCTGGGAGGTGTACGAGTACATCGAGTCCGCCGACGACGACCGCCCGATCCTCAACCACGCACGCGGCGACGGCCTCATCGCCATCAACCTGCAGCACATGGAACAAGTCGCCGGCGAACGCCGCATCGAACTGCCCCCGATCGCGGACCTCAAGCGCGTGCTCAAGACCTCGCGCCAACGCAAGTTTGTCGACATCCGCGCCGTCAACAGCGCGATCAATGCGCACTTCAACCGGGAATACATCACGCAGCCCAAGCGGCCGGAAACGGTGAAGTGTTGGGTGTTTGAAGCCAGCCGCCCCTAATCCCCGCTCGGGGCGCGGAGCCGTACTGAAACGCGCCCAAGCCCTCTTTCCGCAATCTCAGTCCCACCCATGAAAGACACCATGAGCAATGTTGATCTGATCGACCGCCTGGCAGAAGCCGTGGCAGAGCGTGTACAGCCTACCGTGCCTCTCAATGTGCGCCTCTGGAACTGCAAACTGGTAGCGGCGTACCTGCATCGCGCGCCGTCTGTCGTACTTGAACGCGTTGTAACCCTACCCGGCTTTCCGACTGCAATTCGCCTACCGACTACCACCGGGAACAAGGGGCAGCCGCTTTGGAAAGCTGCTGAAGTCATCGCCTGGGCGGAGTCGCACCGGGGCCGCGCGCTGGGTGGCCATCCGGATCACAACTAGCCCAAGCGGCGCGCAATGTCGGCGGCGCTGGCGTTGTAGTACGTCAGCAGTTCGTTGAGGTTTGTGTGCCCCGTCATCCGCGCGAGGTCCAGCGGCTGGAGCTTTGCAGCAAGGCGTGTGATGGCCTCGTGGCGGGAATCATGAAATGTAAGGTCGGCAATACCGGCCTTTTCTTTTGCCTTGCGAAACAGCGCATCCCGACTCGCAGCGGCCAGGGCAAACATTGGCTCGCCGGGCTCGACCGCTGGCAGCTTCTGCAGAAGCTCAACCGCTCGCCGGGAAAGCGGCACCTCGCGGGAGTTGCCATTCTTTGTCATGGGCAGGTAGGCGACGCGCCGCTCGAAGTCCACCGTCCGGCTTGTCAGGCCAAGCAGTTCCCCTGACCGCATCGCCGTCTCAATTGCCACCAGAAACGCCACCGCCACGCGCTGGCTTGATCGGATAACGGGCTGCTCTTCCGCGTACCCCATCGCAATCAGAAGCGCGTCGATTTCGGCACTGGATATCAGCCGTTCGCGGGGTGGGTTATCCGGCGGCCTTCGAACACCGGTCATCGGGTCAGTCACAAGCCAGTGCCACTCCTCACGCGCATAGCGCAGCGCATTGGACAGCAGCGTCATCTCCCGCGAGACACTGGCACCGGAAATATCTCGTAGCCTGACGTTGCGCCAAGCTGTGATGTGGCTCGACCTGAGTTCAGCCAGGCGGATATGCCGGAACTGCGTGCCCTCCACGATCTGCCGCCCAATTAAGGCCAGTCGCAGCTTTTCCCACCGTGCTCCACGGTGCGAATCACAGACCTCAAGCTCATACCGGTCGAGCACGTCGCCGACTGTGTGCGTCTTACTTCCCAGGCCGGTCTGAATCGAACGCAGCTCCGTCTCCCTGCGTGCCGACCATTCCTGCGCCTGCGCCTTCGTATCAAACGTGCGGCTGTCGCGCTTGCCCTTCACGGCCACCTGCGCCCGCCACCCCGTCACCGTCTTTTGGATTGATGCCATCAGATGGGTAAGCCTTGGGTAATTTTTGGGGAAAGCGGCGGATTCTAAGGTGTGTTTTAGCGAGAAAAAGCGGAAACGCACAAAACGGCACAT